CATCCTCGGCCGGAAGCATGGCTCGCGGACACCAAGCAACTGCGGGAACTGCGGCGCCAGCAAATGTCGCTCAAATCGTCGACTATCTCACCCCAGCTATCGCTTCTGCTGTGAGTGTTGGCCAGGTGGTTTCTAACGTGTCGAAGCAAGCAGCTGAGACGGAAAACATCGAGGCCCAGACTAAGACGGAAGGGCAGCGGATTAATCTCGTTAAGGCCCAGATTGCGGATTACACCGAGTCGGCGGTGCTTAAGGAGTTCCAACGTATGCAACTCGGTCCTGGTCAAAAGGACAAGCTTGCGACGGAAATCGCGGAGCTTGAGTCGCGTATGTATCTTCAGTCGAAGCAAGCATTTCTTGCTGAAGCGCAGACGGGGCAGGGTCGTGCCCAGGCGGCTAAGCTGTCTGAAGAAACCAAGGCTCTTGAGATCGATCGGTTTCTTCGTAAAAAGGTCATGGACCTGGACGAATCGGATGTGCCGAAGAGTCTTAAAAATATGGATGTGCCTATTGATTTTATTAAAGGGGCACTTCTTCACATTCTCAAATCCCGTGGTAGGGATTAACTAGGAGTATTGCATTATGTCCTCTTCTCAATTGCCTAAAATCTCTAAATCTTCTTCTATCTTTCAATCTATCTATTCTAAATTTCACTCTTATTCTCTATCGTTCCCAGCTAACTCTCGCTGGACTAAACAATCCTTTAAGGATGAATCGGACATTAATACTATTATGGCTCGCTATTTGTCTACGGGCGAAATGCCCGTTATCAATGAACGTGCCCCGCAATATCTCGACGCCTCGGGCATGGACTTCCAGGACATGCAAAATAAGGTCGTCGAGGCTCAATCTCTCTTCATGGATCTTCCTTCTAAGCTTCGTACTCGGTTCCATCATGATCCTGCTGAATTCTTGGAATTCTGCTCAGACCCGTCTAACAGAGACGAAATGTCTACATTGGGTCTTCTAAAAACTCCCGCCGCCTCGCTCCCGCAGCCTAGCGAGGACAGCGAGGGGGCCGGCAAGCGCAGCGCGCCAGTGTCTGAAGAAACCGCTTGACGGAAAACCTAGCACAGTGGTACTTCTTGTTCTTAACTGTGCTAGGTGACACCAATCATGAAAAATATGCTAGTCTTTGCAATGTCGGTGTCTCTCTTAGGGTGTCAGACACCCTCGGTGTGGCATACGTGTATTGGGTCGTGCACGCAAACTTCGACCCACCGATCTAAGGAGTGCAACAATGAAACGCCACAAAATGAACGGAAAAGCTTCGCGCCAGGAGTTCTCAGCTACGGCCAGTCTGTCTCACAAAAAGAACTTTGCTGGTAATCCCATGCGCGGTGGTATTCGGTTATGAACGATGCCATGCTTGAAACCCATTTCTATTCCTAAGCGTGGCTTCGTCGATCTTCGCGTTACCGTTCCGTGCGGACAGTGTATCGGCTGCCGCGTTGATCGTACCCGCGACTGGGCCACACGTATCGTGCACGAAGCATCGTTGCACGAGCTCAATATCTTCGTCACTCTCACCTACGATGACAAGCACCTTCCGGCTAATGGATCTCTTGTGAAAAAGGACTTCCAGGACTTTATTAAGCGTCTTCGCAAGAAGCATGGGAAGCTTCGTTATTTCGCTGTCGGTGAGTATGGCGACCAACTTGGAAGGCCTCATTATCATGCGATCATTTTCGGCATTGACTTTGCGGACAAGCGTCCGCACTCGAAGAATGATTATGGCGACCAACTCTATACGTCGGAAGTACTCGACGTCACCTGGGGGAAAGGTCTCTGCAACTTTGGCTCGGTCTCTATCAAAAGCGCTACCTATGTTGCAAAGTATTGCATCAAAAAGGTCAATGGCTCTATGGCTGCTGAGCATTACGGACAGCGGGCCAAGGAATTTGCGGTCATGTCACTCAAACCTGGCATTGGGCAGGGCTGGTTTGATAAATTCTCGTCCGATGTATACCCGTCCGACTTTGTAGTCGTTCAAGGGAAAAAGCGTAGTCCCCCGCGTTTTTACGATGAGCAGCTGGAACCGTTTCTGCTCGAGGACATCAAGTCTGTGCGGCGCGTAAAGGCGCTGAAATATCGTAATGAGCAAACCCCCGAGCGTCTTAAGGCGAGACAGGCTTGCCTTGAAGCTCGGATTAACCTGAGGAAACTATAATGCTGAAGCAAATTCTCTGTGTTCGTGATTCTGTTGCGGACGTGTTTTTTACGCCTTTTTTCGCGTCAAGTTTGTCTGTTGGCCAACGTGATTTCGTTAAAGGTTGTCAGGATGGCTTGGCCGAGCATCCTAAAGACCTCGTTCTTTATCACCTGGGTGATATGGACGATGTGTCTGGTTTGATGCGTGCGATTGATCCCGTTCGTGTTATGAATGGTTTTGAAGCTCTCCAGGAGGAAAAATAAATGCGTTCTGTAATGAAGCATACCTTTAGCCAGGTTCCTAAGGCTGATATTCCCCGTTCGACGTTTGACCGGTCGCACGGTTATAAAACTACGTTCGACGCCGGTCTGCTTATTCCGTTTCTCGTTGATGAAGCGCTGCCGGGTGACACGTTCAATACCAGGGTTTCGGCGTTGGCCCGTTTGGCTACGCCTATCGTTCCTTTGATGGATAACATGTACCTGGATACTCAGTTTTTTAGTGTCCCGATTCGCCTGGTGTGGGATAACTGGCAGAAATTCAATGGTGAACAAAAGAATCCTGGTGACTCAACCGACTACACGATTCCGCAAATCGTTGCCCCTGCCGGAGGGTTCAGTGCCAACACCTTGGAAGATTATTTCGGACTTCCTGTAGGTGTGGCTGGCATTTCGGTATCTTCGTTGTTCCATCGGGCTTATAACCTCATTTGGAATGAGTGGTATCGAGACCAGAATCTTCAGGACTCGGTTGCCGTTCCTACCGGTGACGCTAACGATGCGCCAGCCGATTTCAAGCTGCTTCGCAGGGGTAAGCGCCACGATTACTTCACTTCGGCGCTTCCGTGGCCTCAAAAGGGTCCGGGTGTGACAATTCCTTTGGGCACGTCAGCGCCGGTTATCGGTAACGGTGCGCCTTCTTTTAGTATTGGTGGTGGTGGCGCTTGGCTTCAGGCTTCGTCGGCTGACCAAGATGTTCGTTGGTCTTCTCAGAGTTCGGCGGATGTGATTGCGGGTTGGGATGATCCGCATTTAGAGGCTGATCTTACGAATGCAACAGCAGCCACGATTAATTCGCTCCGCCAGGCATTCCAGATTCAGAAAATTTTCGAACGTGATGCTCGTGGCGGAACCCGTTATACGGAGCTTATCAAATCTCACTTTGGAGTTACTTCTCCCGATGCGCGTCTTCAGCGACCCGAATACCTGGGAGGTGGTTCTTCTCCCATTAACGTTACGCCCGTGGTACAGACCTCTCCGACAGGAACGTATGCGGATACGCCGCAGGGCAATTTGGCTGCTTATGGCACTTCTACTTTCACTGGCCACGGGTTTACTAGCTCTTTTACCGAACATTGCCTGATTATCGGGATTATGTCGGTTCGTGCGGATTTGACCTATCAACAAGGACTCAACCGCATGTGGTCGCGTAAGACTCGGTTTGATTTCTATTGGCCAGCTCTGTCCCATATTGGTGAACAGGCTGTTCTTCAACAGGAAATTTTCGCTTCTGGTGTACCAGCTGAGGACGAAAAGGTATTTGGTTACCAGGAACGTTATGCGGAGTACCGCTACAAGCCGTCTCAGATTACCGGCGAGTTCCGTTCGAGTTATCCGCAGTCGCTCGATACCTGGCATCTTTCGCAGGATTTCGCCAATGCACCCGTGCTGGATACGACGTTTATTGAGGAAAATCCGCCGCTTGATCGGGTTATAGCCGTTCCCACGGAGCCGCATTTCCTGTTTGATTCGTATATCAACATGCGCTGCACACGCCCGATGCCGGTTTATGGTGTGCCTGGCCTTATTGATCACTTCTGATCATGGGCTTTCTTGATAACCTTACTAGCGGTATTAGCGGAGGTTCTCTTCTTTCCGCCGGGGCTTCCGCCCTTGGCGGGTTCATGAAGAATTCGAGCTCGGCTAAGCAGGCGAAGGCCGCTAATGAAATGAACCGTGAGAACATGGTCTGGCAGAGTCTCTGGAATGCCGATCAAGCCGCTATGTCTCGTGAATTCGAATCCGCCCAGGCGCAAAAACAAATGGAGTTTCAGAATGCCTCAAACGCGAAGCAAATGGACTTCCAACAACGTATGTCTAGTACTGCGCATCAACGGGAAGTTGAAGATCTTCGGGCCGCAGGACTCAACCCTATACTCTCCGGCACTGGAGGAATGGGATCGAGCAGTCCAGCTGGGGCATCCTCGGCCGGAAGCATGGCTCGCGGACACCAAGCAACTGCGGGAACTGCGGCGCCAGCAAATGTCGCTCAAATCGTCGACTATCTCACCCCAGCTATCGCTTCTGCTGTGAGTGTTGG